ATAAAAGAAACTAAACCATAAACTAAACGATAGCACTTTATTGCTTTCTGTTTCATTCTTTCTTCATCAGAAAGATTAGCCAGTTCCTTTGCAGGTATTTTGCCACAGCGTACACCACCTTGTATATCTATGGCCTCATCTTTCCAAGACTTAAAGATTATACTTCTGTTGCTATACTCATTCTTCTCTGCATCGTACTTCATGTACTGATATGCATTCATGAATGGTCTAAATGTAACAGGCTTTCCGTAAGCCATGCTATCTAATTCAGGAACGTAAACACCGTATGATCCCACTGGTACCTCTGCCCCATCATCATTTTCTGGAAATCTATTTATGGCTAACTTCGGTAAGAAGTTACCAGTAGAAGATTTCTCTTGTCCAATCATAGACATAATCTGTTCTTGTGACAGACCATCTATGTTTGATATTTCATTATTAGTCATGCGACCTCCTTATTATTAATTATATATCTTTTATCTCTTCAATCGCCATAAGGTTATCTCTGGCGGACGCTATCTTTTGTACTTGTTTATCTACTTCATCAATGTGTTGGGGATGTTCTCCAATACCAACAGAATTATTTAAGTAAATTTCAAGCGTTGCCTTTGCCTCAGATATCTGAGAGTTATAACGATCTACTAATGCTTTTAAGATTTGTGACATACTACCTCCTTCCTATCACAATTTACCATAAATGTCAAGTAATTATATTAATAATTACTAATATAAATATTACCAAAAATACTAACAAATCAAACAGGCTAAATATAAATCTTTCTAGTTTTTTCACATTACTATCCTTTCCTTTTTTAAAGAAACTTCATTCATTTCTAACCAATTATCGCCTATCTTCAGCTCCGTGTCAAGTGGTACATTAAACTCAACTTTATAAAAGTCATACAAAGAATCAATGACATTTCTAGTTGCTTTGTCTAGTAGATCCGTCATTAATTCTATCTCATCTGGGTGTGCATCTACAACTATGGAATCGTGCACAGTATTTATTAATAAACTTTTTACACCCTTATCTCTCATCATTTTGTAAGCATTGATACATGCTATGGGCACTATATCGGCAGTTGCAAAACCTTGAACTGGATAGTTCTTTATCTGTGTGGAATAACTAGAGCCACCCCATGCCTGTCTTTGTGCATACGGAAATGAATACTCACGACCTGATGGTAACTTTACTTTCTTAAACTCTATAGCTGTACTTTGTAAAGTCTCATGCCACTTTGCTATGTCTTTGTACTTCTCAAGAAATGCTTTGTAGTATCTTTTCTCACTATCACTACCTGACATGCCACCATACAAAGGTTTGAATGTATGTGCTTTTGCATCTTGCCTACTCACTCCAATAGTATCTGCGGTAAACTGATGTACATCTACACCATCATCTATATCTTTCATGCCCTGCTTATCCTGTGCTAAGAATACAGCAGTCCTAAATTCTAATTGTGAAAAATCTATCTCCATAATCTTACCGCCCTTAAACCTGGAAGATATAACTTTACGAATAGGAAAAGTATTACCTCTTGGTTGGTTCTGAAAGTTGGGATCACGACTTGATAGTCTTGCTGTAGCTGTAACACACTGCATAAACTTAGGATGCAATACACTATCCTCATTTACATGATCTCTTATGCCATTTACAAATGTATTTAGATATGTATCTATGGCATTGTATCTGATAATTAAATCAACAAACTCTTTCATATCTCCTTGCGCCCTCATAGATAACTTCTTCAATGTATCTCTATCTGTTTTAAAGCCACCCTCTGCTACCTCTGACACACCAACAGGCATCTGATTAAAACCTGCAGTTCTGTTAAGCTGTAGATAAATTACTCCTTCTCCGTTGCAATGAGGACACTTTGTAAGATTCTTAAATGGTTCTCCATTAACTTTAAATCTTCTAATTAAACCTTTACCTTCACAGTGACTGCACTGTGCTGCTGATGTCTGCTTAATTGTTTTTGTGTTTAATGCTACTAAATCTCTAAACTTAGACTTTGATAGTGTGGGTCTGCGTTTCTTTCTCTTGGTAAATTTATCTATACCTATGTTAAATGTCTCTGCCCACTTTTTTTTATCTATAACTTTTCTAGAGTAGATTAGCCAAGATAATTGCTCTGTGCTAGCAGGATTGATAGGTGTATCTCCCATCTTCTCTCTTATAATCTTTTTTATTTCCTGTGCCAGTCTGCCAAACTCTTCTTTAAACTCTTGCTCCACAGCATTCAATGCATTTAGGTCAATGTTTATGCCATTTATTTCCATATCTGCAAGCACTGGTAGAAATTCATTCATCATTTTGGCTGATTTAAGTAAGGGTTTGTTACCTTCTTTCTTAAAATCTACTATCTGTGCATTAAACAAAGCTCGTGTAGATACCACATCCTGCCTACCATACTCTTCAATAATACTCACAGGTATATCTTCAAAGGATATCTTGCGTTTCATATAGTCATCTACTGCATCTGACTTCTGAGATATACTTCTGCGTTTACATATATCTTTTAATGATAGTGGCTTTCTTAATCCACGAAGTAATATATACTCACCTATCATGGTATCGTACAATCTGCCAGTGTATTTAAATCCTGACTCCAGTAGCCACACTAAATCAAACTTAATGTTGTGGCCAACAAGTAGTGTAGTCTTATCTAGTATATCTTGAACTGCCTTGTGATTAGATTGTATATCAAAGCTCTCGTGATTGTGATTAAAAAAATAATACTCATCATTAACTCCAATACTAACTAAGCAATTGTTAGGATTAAATGGTAGTGGATCTACTTTACCATCCACGATTTGAAAACTGGTCTCTACATCTAATACTGTAATCATACTTTCCTCGCATAAACTAACTTTGGTCTTAAATTAGTGTAGTCCCATATTCTTTTGCCAGAATATTTTCCTGTTTCTTTTCCTGATACTCTCTTACATGTGTATCCCTTTGTTCTACCTAGATATGTCCATTTATCTTTTTTATATAGATCGGCAGTTCTTGGTGGCTCTATCAATGACTCAAATCCTATGACAGAATTACTATACTTTAGTTTCCAGTCTTCACTTATTTTATCTCTCCAAGTTTGTAATACCTTTGTTGTAAAATTTCTCATTGGGTATGATCCATTAACTTTTCTGATATGATAAAAAATATTATTAACAATTCTGTTGTAATCTTTTTTTTCTATACTAAAAAATTTGTCTCTTCCAGGTAAATTTAAAGTACATGACCCACCAATGATGTGCCCATAATAGTTATGGTCATGCATTATGGCATAACATATATTACGCCCAACAAAACCTTTTGGTTTTGAATAATGAACATTCATCAATTGCTTTAATCTTTCGTCTGTTCTTTTTGTTACTTGTAAAGTAATCATACTCTATACCTTGATAGTTGTGGTTCGATATTACAAGTTATCTCTCCATGATATCCTGATATCTTATTCTTACTTATACACATAACTCGAGTAGTGTCAAGCGAATCTAAAGATCCATGCTTACCTATACCTATAATCAAATCTGCCTCTGCAGCCTTACCAGTCTTTGAGTTCTCCATCATATCAAAAGATATTCTAGTCTTACCATGTGCATCTGCCGATGCTTGTGATATTGCTATCACACAACACTCATGTCGTTTTGCTATCTCTCTTGCTCCAGTATATACTGCTCTAAGTTTTTCATCTGTTCTTGTAAAGTTACCAGAGACACCTACCTTATCTAACTGATCAATAATGAGGATGTCAGGTTTGTTGCTACTGCAAAAACTGTCAACGTCATCAATAGTCCAATCAACAGTATCCATAAGTTTAACATTATCTTTTATCTCCTTCCATTTTTCTTTTGCTAAATCTAAATTATCGGTAATCTCATCTCGTGTCATACCTGTGTGCGCATTAATTACTCTCATCTGAGTTCGGATTGCAGGTTCCTCATTAATTAACGCACACACTTTTGCACCTTGCGATGCAAATCCTTTTAGCCCACCAACAAGATTAACCCAGAATGCAGTCTTGCCTGACTCTGGCCTTGCAAAAACAATAACTAAATTACCTGGACCAATGCCTGGAACTTGTTCATGCAAACTTGGTAGATTAAATTCAAACTTAGTTTGTACATCTAAAGATTCTAATAACTCTGGTATGTCCTCCGTAACTGATTCGTGCTCATCTGTATCTTCATCCGTATTATCTAGTAACTGTTTGATTTCATTAAACGATTTGTCCTGCCCATTAAATATATCTGTAGCTATAACTGCCACCTTGTGTGCAAGATTTCTTTTGTATACTGCTTCAATGATATCTGTGGCAACAGATTCATTTGGCTCTTGCTCATCTTTTATTTCTTGTACAAGAGTTTCAAAGTTTAATCTCGCAGCTCGTGTCAATGCAGGATTATATTTTTCTGTGTGTAAATCTATCAGTTCATCTATTGTAAGATCTTCTTCGTAATCTTTATGTGCTTTCTCTATTGTAGAATAAAAGTTACCAAGCCCATTGGTAAATGTAGTCTTAGATACTTTGCCTTTGTTTCTTTCGTAAAAATTTTTTTTAAGTAGTAACTTAATTAATTGTCGTTCCTGCATAACATTTCCTTTATCTCTTCTGGTTTAAAATACTTTAGATCATCTTCTAACATGACAACTCTAGTATGTGCTACCATACCTACTTCTCTTGCTATGTCAAATGCTTTCGTTGTTGCATCTCTATCTAATGCTACAATAACATTCTTAAATCTTTTCTTTATTACTGTTGTGTATTCTTGTGGTAAACTTGTACCCATTAATGCTAGTCCTGCAAAGTTATCTGATACTGCACATGCTGATGCACAATCCTCTACTATCACTGCAGTATCTCCACCACCACAAATGAATGGGTATTTTTTACTGCCATATACATACCACTTTGGCAACACATTATAATTTAAAGATCTGCCCACACCTCCAATGATCTTGTCTTCATCATCATGCACCATAAATACTACACGATCTAGTGCAGGATCAAACCTCACATCTGCTTTATTAGTATTGAAAGCTGTAAATGAATTATTGTTCATCAAGTATCTGAGACATCTATTGCTGGAGTGTGGAGATATAAAATTTTTTGGTACGATAAAATCTACATCTACTTTATCCTTATCTTGATAGATAAAATGTTCTATATCATGCATAGTTTTCTCAGTGTAGTATGCACCTTTGGCATCACAAGATGCAGAGAAACAGTACCATAATACTTTTGAGTCTTCCTTGCTAATTGAGAAGGTATTATTACGCATGCAAAAAGGGCAATCCATTCTTATGGACTGCCCTTCATCTAACCCTAAATCTTTTATAACTTCTATCTGATCTGCGTAATTCATGTGAAACCTATAGCATAGTTTTTATTTTTTGTCAAGTATTAGTGGGAGCAGGAACGACTAACCTGCTCCCTGATACGAACACTACCTCTCTAGCTAGCTTTGGGTTTTACCATTTGTTCATACCAATATCTTTTGTGCCTACATTTAGCGTTCATCTATGTAGATAACAAAACTGTCTGCTTGACTAGGAGGACAAGAACCCCACCAGTTACCTGGACCTCTCCATCTTCTTACAACTCTTTGGTCAGTGCGACTGTTGAGATACTTTCTAACATTCTGAAAGAACTCTTCGCCTTCATCTGTATTAGGTACACCTTCAAAGACATAACGCCCGTGAAGAAGTCGTTCTTGTGGATCTCTATTCATCATCAAGCCCTACTACTGGTGTAAGTTTCATTTGATTCTTATTGTACTGTAACTCAACAGTATACAGTTGTCCATTGAAACGAATCCAATCAAGAGTCTTGAGATTGATATTACGATACTGTTTCTTGATAGTATCGAAGACAATCATAAACTCTTCTTTCTTTGTCGTTCTCTCTCCACCTCTCAGATGTTTCTTCACACCAAGCATACAGTTGATGACTCTATCCGAGCCATCTTTCTTTGTAAACTTTGCTGAGAATATCTTAGAGCCTACAAGTTTATGTAGTTCATCTGAGAATGTTTGTCGTTTTAGTCTTTGCATTTAGTCCTCCTTTGTTGTTGTTAATAAACCATAGAGAGCCAGCATCGAATCGCCTTGCGTGCTTATTCCTTAACTCGAGTCTAGGCAACTGTGACTCTCTATGTATCTGTATGCCTACAGAATATTTAAATATTTTAGCGAGAGAGGCTTATAGACTAACTAGTTAGCCATTCCCACCTCTCTCTATCCTCATACACACTAGCTAGTGGAAGGCTCTGTACCTTACATAACGCATGAGAATATCATATAATAGCACTATCATATCACTATGTCAATGCGTCTTAAATATAACTGATTGCTTCTTCATTGACCAGCACAGACCACAATCGGCACAGCTCTTGGCCTTGCCTGTCTGCTCTGGACACACTACACCTTTCTTCGCTATCTCTTCTGAGTTAGCTGATAGTATATCTCTGGTGTAATCTGAGAATCGTACTGAGAATCTATCCCATTGTGCTGTGCGTATTCTCTTGATCTCATCTCCTATGTCTGTGCCTGGATGCCAATGTGTGTACCCCCAGATAGCAAGTCCAGGAAATTTATCAAGACATCTCTCCCAGAACTGTACATAATCCACTGAATAGAAATCTCCAAGCACATGCAGTCGTACAAGAAACTTCTCATGCTTCTTCTGTATCTCTGTTAGGTCTGCATATAGTTTGTGTGTCAGTCCTTTACCATGTGATATCCTGTGTGCGAATGGCATGTTGTTGCCATAGCAATCATCCCAATGCCCACAAGTACGAGGGCATGTAGCCCTCTCCTCTAGGGTAAGAGTAAAGATAGGTCTGTCTTTGTGCATACCCTTGCTGACTTTCTTGCCTAACTTTTTGTTGATGACTGGCTTCAAAGCCTTGAAAGGATAGAACTCTACTACCTTGATTGTCTTTGTGTATATCGTATGACCACTACTAATCTTATCTAGTGACGCTTGTGAATAATTTTTTTTCATATACTTATAGTAGGAGATTCGCTAGTCTGTGTCAACCACCAAGAAGGTGCAGGTA